CAGATCCTCCTCCTCTCCAACGGCGAGGTTATCGACGCCAAGGTCTACGCGACGCACCAGGCGACGTTTGAGGCTGAGGGAATTGCGGTGGTCGGCTCGCCCCGTGAGATCGAGGGCTATAAGGTCACGCAATACACCATGACCGGGGCGGAGGTTCTGTCCACGGTCGAGTGGCCGGGCAAGTATATCCCCATCGTCCCGGTTTACGGTGACGAGGTGAACGTTGAGGGCAAGCGGCATTTCCGCTCGCTGATCCGCGACGCCAAAGATGCACAGCGGATGTATAACTACTGGCGCACGATGGCGACGGAGCTGGTAGCCCTTGCCCCCAAGGCGCCGTTTATCGGGCGTGTCGGGGCGTTTGAGACAGAGCGCGGCAAGTGGGAGACCGCCAACAGCGCGACGCACGCCTTCATCGAGTATGACGGGCCGGAGGCTCCGCAGCGTCAAGGCTTCGCTGGCGTTCCGGCTGGCGCGCTGCAAGAGGCCCTGTCTACGTCTGACGAGATGAAGGCGATCCTTGGCATCTATGACGCCTCGCTCGGCGCCCGGTCTAACGAGACCAGCGGGCGGGCGATCATGGCTCGCCAGCGGGAAGGGGACGTGTCCACGTTCCACTTCGTGGACAACCTGTCGCGGGCCATTCGCCACGCCGGGCGCATCCTGATTGACCTGATCCCGCACGTGTACTCGACAGAGCGTATCATCCGCGTCATGGGCGTTGACGGCTCGCCCCGCAATGTGCCGATCAATCAAGAAACGCAGGCCCTTGACGAAAAGGGCCAGCCGGTTGTTGACGGCGAGGGGCGGCCTATCCCGGCGGTGTACGCGCTGGACGCTGGCAAGTATGACCTGATCGTCGCTGCTGGACCGTCCTACACGTCACGCCGCGAGGAAGCCGCCGAACAGATGACGGCGCTGATACAGGCGTTCCCGCAAGCCGCTCCGCTGCTGGGCGACCTGATCGCCAAGTCAATGGACTGGCCGGAACACGAGGAAGTCGCCAAGCGCCTCGCCGCGCTGAACCCGCAAGGCCAACAGCAAGGCATCCCGCCGGAACTGCAACAGCAGATTCAGCAAGGTCAGGCCATGATCGGCCAGCTCCAGGCGGAAAACGAGGCCATGAAGTCGGACCAGTCGCTGAAGGCGGCGGAACTTCAGGTGAAACAATTCGAAGCCCAGACCAAGCGTTTTGAGGCTGAGACCGACCGCGCAAGGGTCGAACAAGAAATGCGGATGACCGCATTGGGCCAAGCCACAGCGCAGCCCCTGATCTAACCCCCAAAGGGACACCATGGAAAACGAGACCAATCCGGAAGCGGAAGCCCCGGAAGTCGAGGACGTGCAGGACGATCTGGACGTTGAGTTTGACGGCGACGCCGACGAGGCAGAGCCTGAGGACGATACCGAAGAGGTTGACCTAGACGGGGTAAAGCACCGCATTCCGAAGGCGCTCAAGGGCGCGTTCCTGATGCAGGCGGACTACACCCGCAAAACGCAAGAGATCGCTGAACAGCGCCGGGAATTGGGCGAAAGGCTGGCCCAACAGTCTCAGGTGTCCGAACAGATCGTGCAGGCCAAGGCCCGCGTGGTCATGGTCGAGCAGCAACTTGCGGACTATGAGACGATTGATTGGGACGGCTGGGAACAACGGGTCTCCGCTTTTCGTGCTGCCGGGCAGTACGATCAGGCGCAAGAGGATGCCCTTGCGCTCCAAAGCGCCCTTCGCAAGCATCAAGCCTTGAAGGAAGCCCGCGCCGAGGCTGGGCAGTATGTCCAATCGGCGCAACAGGAAGCCTCACTGGTCGCGGCACGCGAAAGCGCACGCCAGGCACAGGAAAGCATGGCTTACCTTGAAGCAAACAACATCGCCCTTACCCCTGATCTGGCTGGCAAGCTGATCCAGTTTGGAACGCAGTTTGGTTACAGCCCGCAAGAGCTGAACCAAGTCACTGACGCGCGTTTCATCGTGGCCATGCACCGGCTCATGGAGCTGGAAAAGGGCGCGAAGACGAACAAGGCCGTTCAACAGGGCCTCAAGGCTCAATCGGTGCAACCGGCGCAAAAGGTGCGCGGCGCAAATAGCGCCCCGTCCGGCAGGCTGGATGACCGGGCGAGCGTTGATGCCTGGATGAAGGCCCGACAAGCACAGGCCGCCCGCAAGCGCGGCTAACCCCCCATCAGCGTCGAGAGACGCCGACCCTCCCTTAGAAGGAACTTTTCGTCATGAGCAATGCGCTTCTGACGCCGACCGCCGTCACTCGCGAAGCCCTCCGCGTGCTGCACCAGAAGCTGACCTTTATCGGCAGCATCAACCGTCAGTACGACTCCAGCTTCGCCAAGTCCGGCGCCAAGATCGGCGATAGCCTGAAGATCCGCCTGCCGAACCAATACACCGTCCGTACGGGCCGTGTGATGGACGTGCAGGACACCAACGAAACCAGCGTCACGCTGCAAGTCGCCACCCAAAAGGGTGTTGACCTTGGGTTTACCTCGGCTGACCTGACCCTGTCTCTGGACGACTTCTCCAAGCGCATCCTGGAGCCCGCTATGGCGGTTCTCGCGGCTGCGATTGAGAGCGACGCCCTGAACATGCGCAAGGACGTTTACAACCAGGTGGACAACACCGCTGCCGCCATCACCTTCGCGAAGGTTCTGGAAGGCCGCAAGAAGCTGGAAGACGGCCTTACCCCGGCTGGTGGCCGCACGGCCCTGCTGAACACCCTCGACAACGCCCGCCTGGTGGACGCCCTCAAGGGTCTGTTCCAAGACGGTCGCGAGCTTGGGAAGCAGTACCGCGAAGGCTACATGGGCTACGCTTCGGGCTTTGAGTTCGCCGAAAGCACCCATCTCTCCACGCAAGAGCGCGGCGCGGGCAATGCCAGCTACGCGGTGACCACTACGGTGTCGGCGCAAGGGGCGACTTCGGTTGTCCTGAAGACCGGCACCGGCGCGATCAAGGCGGGCGAGATCATCACCTTCGGGTCGGTGTTCTCTGTTCACCCTGAAACGAAGGTCTCGACCGGCATCCTGCAACAGTTCGTGGTTACGTCGGACTACAGCGGCGGCGCTGGCACCATCAGCGTCTCCCCGGCGATGACCACGACCGGCGCCGCGCAAAACATCTCGGCCTTCCCGCAAGCTGACGCGGCCGTGACCATCTCCGGCACGGCTTCGACCAACTACGGGCAGTCGATGATGTATCACAAGGATGCGTTCACCTTCGCGACCGCTGACCTTGTGATGCCCAAGGGCGTCGATTTCGCCGCGCGCGAAGTCTACGACGGCATTTCGATGCGCGTCGTTCGTCAGTACGACATCAACAACGACCAGTTCCCGTGTCGTCTCGACGTCCTCTACGGCTACAAGACGCTTCGCGCTCAACTGGCCACCCGTCTCGCCAACTCGGCTTCGGTCTAAGGAGGTCACACAATGCCTGTTAAGCAACTCTCTGACGGCAACCCGGACGGCACTTCGCTGGGTCAAAGCGCCACGGACCTTATCGGTCTGCACGGCGCCACCCCCATCGCGCAGATGGCCGCCACCACGGCTCCGGCTGCGACCGCCGCGACCAGCTCGACCCCGTTTGGCTATAGCCAGGCCCAGGCCGACGCTATCGTCACCTGGATTCGGGCTGTTGATGCGCACCTGAAGCTCAAGGGCCTCATTGCGCCTTAGTAAGCGGCAAGGGGGGAGGGGCAACCTTCCCCCCGTTCGCGGGAGCCTGACATGGCGCTGACGACCTACAGCGAGCTTAAGACGTCCATAGCGTCATGGCTGCACCGCACTGACCTGACGGCGGTGGTTCCCGACTTCATCACGCTCGCCGAAAAGGCGTTTGGGACCGGGCCGGAGGCTATCAAATCCCCCCGCATGATGACGCGGCTCGCGATCACCGTTGATGCGGAATATGAGGCGGTTCCGTCCGATATGGTCGGCATCGTGTCTCTGACGCTGACCACGAACACGGACATTTATCCGCTCGACAACGTGACGCCGGAAAGCCTCGCGTTCCTGCGTGCGACGACGGGCATTCAGGCGGCGTTCCCGCGCTCGTTTGCGATGGTCGGCGATGACTTCCGTTACTCGCCGGTCCCTGATCAGGCGTACACGGGCGAGCTTGCCTACTACGCCGCGATTCCGGCCCTGAGCGATAGCAACGCGTCCAACTGGG